ACGGAGGCGCACTTCGAGACTACGAAGGAGCGCTAAGGGACGCAGGCGGAACTGCGCAGGCGGTTGCAGATAAGCAGCTAACAAGTTTCAACGCTCAGCTTTCCTTGCTTGGCTCTGCCGCTGCCGACGTCGGGATTGACATTGGAAGCAAGCTGGCTCCAAGGCTTGAACAGCTAATCCCAATCGTGAAAGACCTGCTACCAGAGATAGGGGAAAAGCTAACGGCAGCGTTAGCTAGTGTCGACTGGGAGGGCGCAACTAGAAACGTCGCTAACTTCATAATTTCCATTGTCGACAACATCGAAGTCATTGGGAAGATGATTGGTGTTATCGCTGGGCTGTCTGCTGGCATCATCGCTCTAAACGCAGTGATAAAGGTAGCCACTGTTCTTCAAATACTTTTCAACACCGCAGTCGGCAAAAACCCTTATGTTCGACTAGCAATAATTATCGCTGCTGCTGCTGCTGCCACTGCTGGACTTGTCAACTCGCTCAACGGGATGGTCAACAAGCAAAGAGAAGTCAACAGGGCAACCGACGGAACAACAGGCGAGCTAAATAGATTCAACAATCTAAGGCTTGATGGAGTAACTGACGAGCTAAACGCAGCTACGGAAGCGGCACTGCGCTTGGCCGGGGTCAAGATTATGGCTCCGGGTGAGCTAATACCTGCATCTCCTACTGGTCAGAACAAGGGCTTGCCGGGCAACCCAAGACCGGGCCAAGTCTTTACCTCGTTCTACGGCGCACCTGGTGAAGAAGTTTGGTTCACAATGACTTGGGACGGTAACAAGTGGGGGCCTAGAGTTCCGATTGTTTACAACACACCATCAACAAGCCGAGTGTCTACAGGCCCAAGTGCAAAAGATGTTGCTTTCGAGCGTGTTCAAACAATGATAAAGTCCTCGCAAAAGCAGCTTGCTTCAGCGCAGAAGAATTACAACGACACGGTTGCGACGGCAAATCAGGATTACGCCGATTCAATTCTGAGGCTACAGACAGAGTTTGACAACAAGCTTGCAGGAATAGTCCAAGGTTCGCAAGACAGGTTGCGCAACGCATACCGCTCAGCAGTAGAGGTCGACGTTGGGCGCTTGTTTGACAGCAGCGAAGACAAGTCTGTCGATGGACTTATTAGCTCAATGACTGCCAAGCTGGACGCTTCCAAAGGGTTGTTGTCCAAGTCTGCCGACCTAGCGTCGCAGGGCTTTACCCAAACATTTATCGAGCAGATTGTTTCGGCAGGAGTCGAGACAGGGAACGAGCTTGCAGGTGCAATTCTTGAGTCAACTCCTGAGACAAAAGAAAACCTCCGGAACCTATTTGACGCACTAGAAACTGAGTCGGCAAATGGGATGGATACCTTAGCGGCTGAAATCTACGAGAAGCAAGGATTGGCTACTGCTGCTCTTGAGCAGCTCTATGCGACCACTCAGAGCGATTTGGCAGTCGCATTGGTACAACAACAAGCGACGCTTGCCGAAGCCCTTGAGCAGGCTGCTGTGGCTTTACACGACTCGGTGTCTGGAATCAAGTCTCAGTTACAAGAAGATATTGAAGATATGGACGGAATGTTTGGCGGTCTTGGTGGCACTCTTGACCAGTTCCTAGCCAAGCTTGAAAAGGTGAAAGGCTTCGCTGTCGGAAAAGAAATTGAAGCCGCAACTGGGCCGGGTGGTTCGCTGCAAAATTCAGCGGTTACGGTGGCAGCCTCTCAAGCGACAGGCGCAATCGGTTTACTTATAGACTCGGCTTCAGACGTTGCAGGTGTTGCGAAATACCTTGACGAGCGCATTTTAGGAGCAGAAGCTTTTATTAGGGCAACTTCGACAACAGAGCTACAACGAGCTTCTGCGCTTGAGACTTTGGCAGGGTTCAAAACCAATAGACTCGTTCTTGGTGGTCAAGACGCACAAAGCTTAGTTGGGACAACAATCAACATAAACGTTAAGGCAGACAGCTCACAGTCTCTAGCAATGGTCGGAAAGTCCTTGGGTAACACTGTGGCTAAGTATGTAACAGGTGGCGGACAAGTTATCGTGAGTCCGCTCTAATGGCAGTCCCTACACCTCTAGTCGAAATTGGTTTCAACGTAACCTCGCCAACTGCTCCGTTTTTTACGCTCGACAGCGAGACAAAAGGGTTGCTAGACAACTCAAGCTTTCCGTTGTCAGGCGCTATTTTTTACGACGTGACAGCCAAGGTCAAAAGCATTTCAATACAACGAGGCAAGAACAGACAGCTCGATCAGTACGACCAAGGGCTTGCAAACGTTGTGTTGCTAAACAACGACAGAACCTTCGACCCTGAGTTTGCTGCCTCTCCTTTTGCAGGGCAGATTATCCCTAAGCGACAAATTCGAATTAGCTCGGGTGGGGTGGTTCAATTCTTCGGCTTGATTGACGACTGGAATCTTTTCTATGAACCAAGCGGAGACAGCACGGTTGCGGTTGCTTGTTCGGACGCAACATCCTCACTTGCGAGCCAGTTCATTTTTACAAGAACCAATGAAGTGCAACAAAGCGGCGACAGAATAAACACGATCTTGTCTTTGCCAGAACTTGCTTGGCCTGTAGCTCAAAGAGACATTGAGGTCGGCGCAATGGAGCTAGGGGCAGACACTGTCCCAGAGAACACGAACGCTTTGGCTTACTTTAGAACTATTGAAAAATCTGAGCCGGGTTCGTTCTTTATTTCAAAGGCAGGCTCGGTTGTTTTCCGTGACAGGAGAGCGTCTTCCAATGCGCAGGGATTTACTTTTGCAGACGACGGAACAGGCGTCCCATATTCAAACATCGTCGTAGAGTATGGCTCGGAAAACCTGCACAACGAAATTGTTTTGACCTCACAAATTACAGGGACGCAGGCAGTTGCTCGTGCGCTGGATTCTATAGACACCTACGGCATTTTTGGTCTAAATCAAACGGGCTTGCTAATAAATAACGACTCAGATTTAGTCGAGCTTTCAAAGCTTTATGCCAACAAATACAAAGACCCCGAGTACCGTTTCAATTCGGTCGACGTAATTCTTGACCGGAGAACTTTAGCTCAACAGGCGCAGCTTCTTGCCTTGGAGCTTTCCGACGTCGTAGAAATTAAGCTAACGCCTAACGGCATCGCTCCTGCCATTTCAAAGTTCGCAGAGATTATTCGCATCGACCACTCGGTGTCGACTGTTGAACACATCCTTAGCCTTGGCTTTAGCACTATCGAGAAAAGCCCTTGGACTCTATCCGACCTAGTGTTTGGTAGACTATCTTCAAACAACATTTTAGGTTTTTAGGAGTAACTTGACTGGACAAAAAGTTTGGGTCGCTGGGGAGGTACTCGCAGCAGCCGACGTCAATTCCTACTTAATGAACCAAACCATTATGCGATTTGCCGATGCTTCGGCTCGAACCAGTGGGATCGCTACCGTTGCGGAGGGAATGTTTTCTTACCTCGACGACACAAACTTGCTTACCGTTTACAACGGTTCCGCTTGGGTGGGAGTAGATACTCAGGCAAGCCAACTGACGACAATCGTGACAGACGCAACGACGTCTAGAACGCTTGCCTCGACAGACGAAAATAAAACAATCAGATTTACCAACGGCTCGGCGACGACTGTAACTGTAGACGCAAGCACGGACTTTCAGGTCGGTGCTAGGGCAGACATAATTGCAGACGGCGCAGGCGTGGTCACAATAACGGCAGACACGGCAACGGTGGCAGGAGACGCAACATCCACAACATCTGGCAGCTTTACGATTGGCGGTCGGTATTCAGCAGCGACACTTCTTTGTGTAGCGACAGACGAGTATAGGCTCGTCGGGAACATAACGGCGGTCTAGAATGAGCTGGAAACTTTGGGCAGTAGGCGAAGTAGTCGAGGCAGACGACTTCCAAAGCTTGATCCAGAATCAAGTCGTGCAAGTTTATGCAGACGCAGCCGCAAGAACGACAGCGCTTGGTGACAATGTTGCCGAGGGGATGCTTGCTTTTCTTTCAGACACGGATTCGCTTCAGTACTATTCAGGCAGCGCTTGGTTGGCAGTATCTAACCCTGGCGATATTACTTCGGTAGTAGCAGGGACAGCCCTTAGTGGCGGAGGCACAAGCGGCGACGTGACTCTAAATGTGGATCTAAGCGCAGTAACAATCCCTGCCTCACAGATTAGCGACCTAACAGCCACAGCAGCAGAGCTAAACATCCTAGACGGCGTGACAGCAACAACAGCAGAGCTGAACATTCTTGACGGCGTAACAGCAGACGCAACCGAGCTGAATTATGTAGACGGTGTAACCTCTGGGATTCAGTCACAGCTTGACGACAAAGCTTTGCTCACTCCGGCGGTAAACGCCAAGACCGCTGCCTACACTCTCGCAGTTGGCGACAGAGGCGAAACCATAACAGCCGACGGCACATTCACACTTACAGCGCCAAGCGCAACATTCAGCGCAGGCGACAGGGTGGACTTTGTGAACATCGGCACAGGCGTGATTACGTTTGCAGGCTCAGGCGTGACAGTCAACTCAAAAGAAGCAGCGCTTACAATAGACACTCAGTATTCGGCAGCTTCAATCTTATTTCTTAGTTCTTCTACTGCTGTCTTGATAGGTGATATAGCGTGATACTTCTTGGAATCCTTGCCTCTGCTAGAAACGCTATTCCACTAACTGTTGACTTCTTGGTTATTGCTGGCGGTGCGGGTGGTGGCTACCAATACGGCGGTGGTGGTGGTGCAGGTGGTCTAATTACAGGCTCAACAGCAGCTACGTTGGCTACAAATTACACAATCACCGTTGGCGCAGGTGGAGCTGGTGGCTCAACTAACCCATCTAACGGCATCAACTCAATTTTTAGTATTGCTACTGCAATAGGTGGTGGAGCGGGTGGTGGCTGGACTACTGGTATCTCTGGTAAAAACGGTGGCTCTGGTGGTGGGGCTGCAATGGGCTCGACAAGCGGAACTATTGGCTCTCCTGCTGGAACTTCAACACAAACATCACCTTCTGGTGGAACTGGGTATGGAAATTCAGGTGGAACTGGTTATCGGTTAACAAGCTATGCATTGAACGGCGGCGGTGGTGGTGGCGCTGGCGCTGCCGGTGAAAATGTCCCTCAAAACACAAGTCAAGACGGGGCAGACGGCGGAATTGGGGTTCAATCTTCTATCTCTGGAACTGCAACCTACTACGGTGGTGGTGGTGGTGGTGGAAAGTTCTACGGGTCAGCAACTTCAGGTGGACTAGGGGGCGGTGGAAATGGTGCGACAGATGATGACGTTGGTTCTGGTGCGCTATCAACACCCGGTACGGTAAACACAGGTGGCGGTGGCGGTGGCGGAGTTGATACACGCCCCGGCGGCAATGAATTTGGTTCTGCAGGCGGTTCTGGAATCGTAATCATCAAATACCCAGACAGCTACACAATTACAGTTGGGGCAGGATTGACTTATGACCCACCCATAACTGACGGAGCTTTCAAAATTACAGTTCTTAAGTCAGGCACAGGCAATGTAAGTTGGGCGGCATAATGGCACACTACGCTTTTTTAGATAGCAACAACATAGTTACCGAGGTTATACCCGGCATAGATGAAACCGAGCTTATCGAGGGCAAGGACACAGAGATTTGGTACGGTGAGTTTCGAGGTCAGGTATGCGTCAGGACTTCTTACAACGGTAACATCCGCAAGAACTACGCAGGTATCGGGTTTACATACGACGCAGAGCGTGACGCATTTATTTCGCCAACTCCATACGCTTCTTGGCTGCTAGTTGAAGAAACCTGCCAGTGGGAAGCACCAGTGCCTTACCCAGACGACGGGCTAATGTATTCGTGGAATGAAGAAATAATTGACTGGGAAGCAACCGAGTTTGAAGTGACAGAGTAATGGCTGAAGAAGGAACATCCGTACGCATCACTAACGTGCAGGTTTATGAAAAGCTTATGGAAGTGAATGAGAACCAAATCGAGATGTTTGCCGAGCTGCGTGGCTTGAAGTATCTACCTGAAAAGGTAGCCAATATGGAAACTCGTTTGGCAAAGGTTGAGCTTATCGCTCGACTTGTTTACGGCGTCTACGGCGCAACACTGGGAGCAGTGGCAGTCGGGTTAGTGAGCTTACTTCGTGGCTAAAATATACAAATTAAGGAAGTCAAAGTGAGTCGCTTCTCTGACAGGACAGCCGATTGGCGGTTAGTCTATGACGCTAAATACATAACCTCGCACTATGGCGAGATGAGCAACTTTAGAAAAGCAAACGGTATGCAACCGCACTCCGGAACTGATTGGGCTAGACCACTAGGCACACGAATCCCTGCAATCGCCAAGGGTACAATTCGGTTGATTCAGTTCTCAGAGGTTCTTGGTTGGGTTGTAGTTCAGACCGCTATGGATAAAGACGGCGTGATCTGGTTCTTGGGTTACTGCCATATGGATGCAAAGCCGGGCTACCGAGTTGGACAGAAGTTGCGCAAGGGTCAGACTGTAGGACTTCTCGGAGACAGTGGGGTTAGTTCTGGCCCTCACGTTCACGTCACGGCGTCGAGAACTCTGAAGGGAGTCTTTGGCGTAACGTCTGAGAAGGTTGACGTATACAAGCTAATACTCGCTAATGTAAAGAGGCCTGTACGAGAGGTCTGCGAATGTTGCAAAAGACCCTTGTAAAAATGTTCGACGGTGTGTTCTTCCTTAAGGATGAGCCGGAGTCTGCAACAGGTGCAAGCTGGAAGTTCCGTCGCAAGCTAATCTTTGGATCGTATCGACTCGGCTTTGCGATGATAATCTTCGGCTCTCTAACTTTCCTTGTTGACCAGTGGGGCGTCGGAGTCACTTTGATAACTGGCGGCGTATCGCTTATCTCAATAATTACTACGGCGTACACTGTTAGTGCATCGTGGCAAGACGGAAGAAACAACAATCAAGATTGGACTAATGGAGATGTTTAGTAAAGAATTTATCAACAGTGCCGGAGAGCGTGCTGTAAAGACTTTTGCTCAGGCAGGACTTGCCTTCTTAGGTGGAGGCACTGTAGGGCTATTTGCAGTTGACTGGGTTGGCTTTTTTAGCATCGCATTAGGCTCGGCTTTGCTATCTGTCCTGACCTCAATTATTACGAAGAAGTCGCTCTAAGTTTTTTCCTAGCGTCGGCGCTCAGCCCTCCCCAGATGCCGTGACGTTCGTTAGCTGCTAAGGCATAAGCCAAGCACTCTACTCGGACGTG